AGCGGTTGATAATATTTCATCAAATTTTTCATCCAGTAATTTACTGGATTCCCCCAAGGTATTTTTAAGCGCCACTAAAATATCGGCTTTCAGCATGGACATAATTAACCGACTCCGCTTCTAATAAGTTCGGTCACCACCACAACAACAATACTCATTGCAGAGCCAATCAAAAGACGAATACCCCATTCATTAATCCGAGTACTTGTTTTGAAGGTCGAGTTCGACGACTCCAAAATATCAATTCGATCAGAATGACGGTTAAGCCTGGCACTGTGAGTATCCAAATGTTTTGATACCCAAGTATGATTAACTTCAGCCGCCGCTTGTTTGGAACCGACATCCGCTATTTTTTCAATAACGGAAGTTAAATCGTTTCTCATGCCTTGAATTTGGTCTGTTAACTGACTTATTTCACTCATAACAATCCTTGATGGTCAGCATAAAATCTTCACCGTTTAACTCATCCATAAAGCGCCTCAAGGTATAGCGGCTTGCGGTTACAGCTTGTTGCCCATTCATTTCGCCCACTGAGCTACCAGGTAACAAACAACCTTCAGAATCGGTTTTTAGCTCGAGCAACTTATCACCAGCATAATTACCAGCGTGGATCAGAATGAGAGTGCGGCCAAAAACATCTTTAACTTCATACACCAAACCAAATCGAGGTGAATCAATCAAAGAACAACGGTAAGTACCAGCAGGAATACAACTTAAAGAACGGCGGTTATTTCGCCAAGGTAGTTCACCAAAATAGCAAAAGTGAAAACCATCGAGCAACAGAGAACTAAATGTTCCCTGGTCGCTCGACTCAAAGCGTAAAAGCTGAGCTTTTCTAATCGGCTTGGTTTGACTCATCTTCGCCTTCTTTGGATTTTCGTCCATCCAAAACAGATTGAATCAACTCGTTAAGCTCGTCAGAATTTCCCTCATCTAACAACCGCGCTTGTAACTCTTCAGTTTCTAATTCAATCAACTCAGCTTTGACAATTTCAGTCGCTTTTTCAAAATCACGCTTATCAAGCTCGCTACCTAACGCGTCTAACAACGACTTGCGAGATTTCTTTTTAGATTCTTCTGCAGCAATCGCCATTGCCAAATGTTCATCCGACAATTCATTAATTTGCGAAATAGCATCAACCGCTTTTTGCTTTAAGTAAGTTGACACTTCAAACATTTCCGGTTGCGATTCGTCTTTGTGTTTAGGGCAATAGCATTCATAAATCATCCGGCAATCACCTGGACGGACCGCTTTGCCGCCAGGATATTGGATTTTGTCGGTGGTGTTGGTAAACATTACTTTCTTCATTACAGTTCTCCGTTCATTAAAAAATCCCCCTTCTAGGAAGGGGGCAACCAGGCAGCGACTAACTAACGAGAAGAAACTGAGTAATAAAGAACCGAGGTGTAACGGTTATGTAATGGCTTAGGCGATTTAATACAGTTGTATTCTTCACCATAAGCTTCCTTAGTACCGTTTAACGCACCATTTTCATCACGCCCCTCAATCATTTGGCTCATCATCCAAGGTTTAGCAACCACATAACTCATCGCATTACGAACGCCCATAATGATCCGCTCATCACCCAAATCAATACCAGGTGCATTGGTGCCAAATGCTGGGTTCGCTTTAACAGTGGACAAATCACCCGATAGATTCGTATTGGTACCGTCACGCTTTCGCTCCACCGCAAACTGTTCAGCGTTAGTACATTCATCATTTAGCGTGGGTGACATCAATAGAAACTCAGGTGTAATAAAATGGTCAGAGCTCATGCGCGCTTTTCGCGAACCAATCGCTTGGAGTAATTTGTTTAAATGAATTTCTTTGGTCGTGTTTGCAGGAATATCCGCATCCACTTTAATCACGTTGGTTGCATGACTATAGGTGATGGTTGCCGCCGCTTCGTTCGGCAACACAGGTACGCCGGTTTCATCAACAAACTCAATGTAGCCAAGATTCAAATTGTTAAGAACATAGTAAGTTCCGGCAGCTTGAGTACCGCTACCGTTAAAGGCTTCAATTGGTGTTGCACCAAACAAAATAGTAATTGCGTTTTCTGCCGTTCCAATTGTATTACCGGCCATGTCATATTGTTGGAAGGGTCGAACAACCGGAAAGTTTGCGGTTTTGATAATGCTAGTTGAACCGTCTAATTGAGTCGCCACGGCTTCATCCGTGTTAACAACAGAACCAAATCCATCGGCAACACGTTGCATTTCGTTTGCGATTCGACGAGAGACTAACTCACGCATCAAACGAGATGCGCTTGCAACATTGCGCCCCCATGCATCCCAGTTAACTCCACTAGACTGAGTTAAATGCATCACTTCATTGGATACATCAATCGCAATTTTCATTGCGTTCAAATAGCCAAGGTCCATTTTTTGACGAACTTTTGCCTTTGGAATACCTTGGCGCTCATACACAATGCCATCATTAGTGATATTTGAAACATCACGTTCTTCATAAGGAATTTGTGTGGTTGCTTGAGCACCTGCATCGGTATAAGTTTGAACTAGGTTAAGAATGTTCAAATCACTTAAAGATTCTCGAATGACTTCACGCTGAAAAGCAACCGGTAAATCCGTATCAGAAATACTCGTTTCACCCGCTAAGGCTAAAACATTTTTACTAATAGCCGCGGCGTTTTGCTGATCGAACAATGCGAGTACTTGAGTAACAAACGGGTTTAAATCCTTATCTGCCGATAAACGCAGAGAGCCCGTTACAAAAGCGCTGGTGCGTCTTAAATTGCCATGAATTAGCTCTTGAAGTTTTACCGAGTCAGAGTTAGCCGATTGAGGAATGGCCATAGAACCAACCGGTGAGTTCACAAAGCCAACACTTGATAAGCCCTTGCTCACTTGCAGTTGGTTACCAACCGCAATTTGATTTTCAGCAAACTTTTTGATGGCTTCATCAGAAACACCAGTGGTCACAAGATCAGTGTTTTCTTTAAGCTTTAACTTAATATCATCATCAATACCCTTAGCTGCATCAATCGTATCGTTAAAAAGCTTTAACTTGGCCGCAAGCTTATCGCTCTCTGCCTCACTAGCAGCTGCAATAGATTGTTGGTGTTCAGCCATTAACGCGATGATGGCATCTTTATCCATACTAGGTGCGGCGAGTGATAAGTTAATATCACCAATATTTTCCGCACTTGAACCCACGATTTGCTCAGCTGTTTTTTCAAGTAAAGAAATAACGCTTTCAGCAGTTGCTTTGTCGGTAACTGCTTTTAGGTTTTCTTCGGCGGCTAAAACAAGTTTGCCGACAATGCCAGCATCCAGTTTAAGAGCCAATAGCTTTTCTTTTAACGCTTTAATTAATGTTTTCCACATTTTTGTATCCTCGGTATTTAGTCGATCACGCAAGCTCTCACTTAAGAGTATTTTTGAGTCTTGGTCATCAGAAAGTTTCACAGGGTCAAGCCGTTTAATACACGGACGAACCACCAAGCCAGCGCCTAACAATAAAGGGCCGTGCTTTTCTTGGGTTTCGTTATCTTGAAAGTCTGGGTGTATTTCGGCAGATAAATAGATATGGCCTTTGCTTTTTATGGCGTCCACACCATACGGAGTCAATTCAACTTTACCCCTTAGTTTATTCCCATCCAGGAACAACTTTTTAAAATAGCCTGCAGCACCTTTACTAGGATCATGCGCTACGTCTAGCGCAATTTGTTGACCGTAAACATTACTATTAAAGTTGTTGATCATGTTTTCAAACATCTCAACACTTAAAGTAAATCGGTCATACCGTGGGTCAAAAAAAGTACCGGCCCGAGTAATGGTGACATCAACCGTATTCTCTGCATCCACAAGAGAATGACTTTTAATATCATCACTTAGCAGTCGATAAGCGCCACTAACAGAAGCAGCATCTAAGCTAAGAATAATGGCACTGGTAAGTAGGCTAGGTTTTAACATGGTTATCTCCAGTTCTATGCGCATCCACGCATTTTCTCTATCCGCATCCACGGACAAAAACAAACCGGCACGATCACCATTGGTCAAGGTTGTATTATTTGACAGCTAAAGCAGCAAAGTAAGGGGCAAGAATAAGCGCCCACAAAAGGACAATCTCTCACAAAACAGCAAGAGATCATTGATAGGGAATAAGTCAGGATTTAGGTATTATAGTGGCTCTCTGCAGGATGCTAGCACATAGCAGCTGGATGCTTGGGAACTAGGGCGCTTCGGCGTCCTTTTTTGTCATAGACTTTCAGTGAATTTATTACGAATCAGTACCCTCTTCGTCTGATGATTCTGGCTTATCTAACAAATAACTCACATCGCCAGTTAATTCCAAAAACTTCTTTTTGGCAATCTTGGCTTTAGCGAATAAATCAAATATTTTATTAACGGTATCAAGTCGCCAAGTTCTTTTATCCAGTACTCGCAAATTATCTTTGAGCTTATTAACTTCGGCCTTCAATACATTAACGAGTCCTCGCGTTTCATCTTTTTCTTCATACAATTTTTCTATCTTTGCGGCCAACAAATTGATGGAAGTTAGCAATTTTTCTTTTTCATCTTCGCTAAAATGTACGCCGGAATCTTTTGAATGCTCAGAAAAACTCCTATTAAACTCCTCTCTCATTTTGTCAATTTCATCACATAGTGGATTGACAGCTTTGTAATCTTCATAGATACGAGCGCACCATCCACTCAACTGACCAGGAAAATGAGTGAACTGCTCCATAAATGACTCTTCGCTTTCCAAAGACCATGAGCCTGGTGTTTGAACACAACGGAACTTGTTTCTTACATTTTTGGGATCCACGCCATTAGTTACGATAAAACTATAATGAGGCTCCGCCAAATAAGTAACACTAATTAACTCGTCGCCAGCTTGGATTTTGACCTCAAACATATGACGTGAGAACTGTGTATTATCTAAAGTAGAACCTATGAGGTTCTTTATTCCTGGTCGCACTGTAATACTCATTATTCATCCTTCTTGTTCTATAATCGGGTTCTTTTTATTCAGCTCTGTATTAATACTCAGCGCGGTAGATACTCTGTTAAATAGCAAGAACAGAGTATCTACCGTGCTATCATCCACTTAAACATGAACGCTACCATGTCCCAAAATGGCATGTTAAAACCAGTTATTTTGACTTCCTGAGTTTCGTTTTTAATGGTAGTTTTCTTTTCGCATATCCAATATTCAGCAGTTGTTTCGGTCATAACTAATTCCTTGTTATTTGTTTTCTTTCGCTTTTGTCGTTAAAGGAGGCATTCAGAACTTACACACTACAAGACTACTGGTAAAAACTCAAACAAGTTTACAATGGCAACTTTACCCAATTCTTGCACCGGCACAATGCCTTTTTTTCATACACCTTCACACACCGGCTTTTGATAACGCCAGTTTCACCATCAAATATTTCCCGTCCACAACGGCATTTAACAGAAGGATTAACCAAGCTAAGTGTGGGTTTAATCACTTGTGTCTTCGTCTTGGTAGTGCTCAGAAATTTCGTATTGCAGGCCGTTATCTCCTTTGATGGCTTTATCGTGTGGGGTCCAACCTTGTTGAATTTTTTCAGGTATTGGCTCAGGTAAAAAAGCTTTGCAAAAACTGCCACCCATAAAATGTTTACAGCTAATACATTGGTTTGACTGCATTGTCATTCTCCTGGTTCGGTGATTAGTGCAATGACTTCGTTGTAGGCATTTAGTATACCAGAAGGAACTTCGCCCTCCCTCCCTTGGGCCAAAAGGCTAGTCACTTCTGAAAACAGTTCGCTTTCATTAAACGCTGCATAGTGTGACACCAGCGCATGGTCTCCATAATTAACCCCATTGGCTTTTAAAGCAAAATACCAAGGCATTGGTAAGTTATGAGTCCGAAACAGTGTGTGCCCTGCTTCGTGAGCCATCACAGCAAAAATAACATCTTGTGAATCATCGTTCACCCCATGACGAAAAGCCATGAGCTCTCTAACCAACTGTTGTCTTACTAAATCTTTATGTTCATCAGCAGCGCTGGTTAATAATTCTTTAAGCTCTGCAATTCGACCATCTTTACCACTTAAAAACTGTTCAATGTGATAGCCTGGTGCGCGTTCGGCATCGAGTACCATCATACGACCAAGTGCCATTTGTTTTACATGGCCACTTGCGTAAAAACCGCCTACTCCTTGGTTATTAGTCCACCTTAAAGTTTTAAAATCCAATCCAAATCGGCCGAGCACCACATGAAAAGCCGCATGAACACTATTAAGATGTTTGACAGACAAACCTTTTAAACCAACACCAGCCGCATATTTACCTAACGCATGGCGGATATCAGAATTCCCTTTAATAAACTCCGGAAGATTTCTAATCGCATACGGATTGGAGTGTTTATTAAGTGCGGCAATTTTTGCCGCCGGCACTATTGGTAGGTTTTTAACATCAATACCCTCGCGTTCCAGGCGTTTTTTAATGGTTTTCCACGGTGTGGTAAACCCGTTTTCTTTGAGCAACCCTGCATTAAATGCCCGTTGTTTACCCCAACTATTAAGCACCTTGGCTTGCAAGCTAGGCGGCTGGCTGGCCAGCCATTCACTGCGAGTTTGTTTGGTGGCTTTGTGTACGCTAGACACCTCTTCTTTAAATACGGCAACTTCATAACTCAAGGTATTTGGATGGGCTGGTAAAGGACTTTTACCTAATGGATAAACCCCCGGGCCCAAACCATAAATATTAGCCCTGGCATGCAGATCACAAATATCGCGCTCTGGATGGTTTCGACTGAGCAAAAAGCGGGTACCCACCACATCATCCACATCAAGCAAACTTTGCTGATAGGCAGTGATATGCGCTCGATTAATTTCGGTTCTAAAAACTCGCCTGGCATTTGAATAAACACTGTCAGGCGAATTAACCAGCTCATGCGCAATGGCTCGGTTAATCCCCCCGACATTAGCACCATTTATTTTATTCCTTAAGTCAGCTGGAATAGCCAAACCTCGGTTAACAAAATCCTGTGCTGCTTGGCTGGCTGATTGGCCTTGAATAATGGCAGATTGAACCGCTAGTCCGAGTTTTTCAGTGGCTTGATTGTCAATTCGCCAAAGTCGATCGCTTAATTGCAAACCATCAGAGGCAATAAAGTTTTGTGCCGTTCGCACCGCATCACTAGTCACCGAAAGCACCGCTTGACGGTCAACCACATTGGCAAAAACATTAGCCGCAATTTCGGCATTCTGTAGCATGCCAGCATTCAATAAGGCCGCTTGTTGATCACTAAGGAGCCCCAATTGGAATCGAACGCCATTCATTATTCGTTGCAGATTATTAATTCCGACCACGCTATTAATACCAGCGTGATTACTAAGCTGCATTTGAATATCAACAAGGACCGCCCTGTAAATTGCCTCGAGCTCAGTTAACATTCTGGCATCAAGTTGGTTTGCCAAAGATTGAGCTCGCCAACTCGCTCGGCGAATAGTTGCGTTTTGCGCTAACCGATTAAGCATTGGTCACATTGGTGGCACTTTCTTGCTTGGGTGCGTTATTAGGTGTGATAGAAACATTTGGTTGAGCGGCATTAGGTTGAGCGGGATTAGCCGGATAAGGATTATTCTCATCCCCCTCATCCTCCAATTTGTTTTTCACTTCAATTGGATCAATACCGGCAGTCTCCCAAACCATGCTCGGAGGCACGCCCATTGCCTGATGTTTCAATCCTAAATCAGCACGCTGATTAGGTGTGGCTGTTTGCCGCTCACCAAACCCAACGGTAAATTCATAGGCATCGGGGTTAAGTCCTTTTAGCATTAATTGCAATCGGAATACTTCGTAATAGCCAAACGATAAACCATCTTGCATGCCGTCTATTTCTTCAAAATAATCCTTTTTCAAATCTTCCAAAATATCTCGAGACAATTCGCCCACATAACCAAACAATCCTTTAGGTGCTGGACTACCTGCAAAAAAGGTATCTAATAAATAATTAACATCTGCAATTTGATCTAAGTTGGTGTCACCTTGTATGGCGGTTACTGCCAGTTTTTGGTTTGAATAGTAATCGGTTTGTACATCGCCTTGGGCCACTTCGGCTGAGTCCTTATATTGCTTTAGTTCTTCTTCACTCGCCCCCTCAACAGAGTGAGCCAGTTTTAATGGTGCACGTTCTCTTCGCCTCACCACCAAATCATTTTCGGTCATAGACAATTTTTTCCACACCGAGCGGCTAGCATCAAGATAAGGTCTACCCATGGATCCATGATCATCAAAACTATCCGGCTCTAGTCTCACCAAAATTAGTTGCCAATAAGGAAAAACGGCAAGTACTTTTTGGCTGTTAGGATCCACTTGATGAAAAGCCGTGGTTAAACTCTCAA